ATAAGGTAGCACCAGCTTCTTCAAGCCATTCACTTAAGGACTTCTGTGTATCGGACACTTGACCTGCCTCTCTTATAGCCTTCATTAAAAGCTTTGGCTTTGGCTGAAGTAACTAGACTCCAGATATAAAGGCCGATAAATGGAACTCCAATGATTATTCCTACTACTGCTTCATCAGATAAATTAGGCAACATCTGCATTCACCCCATATTTATCAAGCCAGTATGCAGAGATTTCAGCCTTAGATAGACGGCCTCTTAACTGCTGCTTACCCATCCGCTCTTTAGCGAATCGTCTAATTATTGATCCCTTAACCCAATTTGTCTCATCAGTCCAAGCCCCTGCTTGAGAATCAAATCGAATAAGAGCTACTTTATTTATCATTTTGCTCCCGTCTTGTAATCCCTAAATGGATTAACGGGCTAAATGTATTTGATTAAATCTATTTAGACCAGCAATAAGTCGGCGAGTCTTATATCTAAAAAGCCAGCAAGTCGCTCTTTGGTGGCTTTGTTGCCGAAGTCAGTAGTTATAGGCAACCGCTTCAAAGCCCATTCAGGCTCGATTAGAGCGCCTAAATCAAACTGATAGACCCCGTGAGGGGTTGAATTGATATAAAGGGTCTTAGCGCCCGTTCTAGCCCTTATATCGGCCAGATAATCCCACTTCTTCTTCTCAATCATCAAAGTATCATAATGAGTCCTACGGCATTTGAGCTCAATATAGGAATTGTGGGTAATGCCATCTGCTCGGTCGGTCGCTGATAGGGGCGTCAAGTCTGGATAAAGCGACTTGAGAGCCTCAAAGAGCTCAACCTCTCGAAAGTAGATTAGTTGTCCTCTTCTCCATCTTCCCAACCAATCTTCTTAATTGGGTCATCGGCGGGGACTATCCAATCGGGATAAGAGCTGCGATCCATAGCAAAGGCCAAAGCAGTGCCCTCATCCATTCCTGCTCTGCGACAAGCTTTATAAACTTCATTGGCAGCAATAGCCCAGAAATCAAGCTTTGTTAATGGGGTTTCTTTAGTAGTCCTGCGTCTCTTTGGACGCTTGACTGGCTTCTTACTTACGCGCTTTCGCGTTGCCATTTCTGACCCCTTTCGCTAGGGCCAATTCTAGCTGAGACTCCATCTTATCAAGGCGCGACACTATGGGGATATTTTCCAATTTAATTATGTAACGAAGGCCAGCAATCAGCAAGGCTATAGAGCCTAAGACTGAAGCTACTAAGGTGGCCAACTCAGCCGCTGGCATTAACGGACTTTGCCGTAACGCTCATAATTTGGGTTGAGCCAATTGATGATGCTAGGCAAGACTGACACTAGAGCGGCATTTGCAATTGCATTGACATCTAGGCCGACTGCTAGATAAGTCGCTAAGGCTGTCGCTAGGAATGTCTTTGCCCAGCTTTCGGCCATCTTCTTTAGGTCGCTCATTAGATTCTCCTTCGAGGTTGAAATAACTGCCATCTTTATCTCCCAAAGTTGTAAATGAAATGTGGAAATGCGAGCGGTGAGGATTAGCGCCTTTATAAGCTCTGCGCTTCCATCCCAATATCGGACTCATAATCTTTCCATCGTAAATTATATATTTAATCCGCTTATCGCCCTTCTTGGCGCATTTACGAATCTTCTCAACTAGCGCGTAAGCCTCTTCTTTATGAGCTGATAAATCAGAATCAATATCTAAAGCTCTGACGATTCCTTTTGCGTCTGGTATATGGTCAGAACTGCTTTTTGCAAGATGCCGAGCATCAGCCACCCAGCCATCAGACTTACGATCCCTATCAGGATAATCATCATCGATTTGCTCCCGAAGTTGAATTCCTGCTGCGCATAATTTAGGCATATTAGTTATTTAGCACAATCCCTCAAGATTATGCTAGAAGCAGTTTAGCCTCATCCTCAGTAATGCCTAGCCGATCTAGCAAGGCTGCCTTTTCGGCGGCCTTTGCTTCATCTTTTGCTTTGGCAGCATCTACATTTGCTTTATCTAGTTGCCATTGAGCATATTCATCATTTGTCATTTCGCGCTCAGTTGTGGTATCCGTAGCAATATCGTAAATCTTAATCAAAGGTTTAGTCATTTTAACTCTCTCCATATACAAAAATAGTTCCACCAGATAAAGTGCCGCTACCAGTTGGCCTGATAGAAATTGAAGTTATTGCAGCAGAGCCATCATAACTACCTGAGCCTATTGTGCAAGTAGGTTGCTCGCTTGTATTAAAACCATTTGCAAAAGAACTAAAACCTACACCATCTGTATTGGTGTAATTTCGAACAGTTAGTTGAATAAAAGATTTTTTAATGTCCGTGTTTTGGTCTGATACTCTTGCACTTATTTCATATTCGGTGTTAGTCGCATCGCCTCTACCAGAGATACTAGTATTTAGTGAGTTAATAGTCTGGTAAGTGTAATTAGAGCCAGTATCAGAATTAAACCTTATTGCTAGTCCTGGGTTATCTGAATCTGAACTTACATAAGCCTTATCTACTACAACAAAAAGATTTTTGTAAGTGCCAGGAATACTGGTAACGCTAGTTGATGAACCTGTTAATGTAGTTCCACCTGTGTTAATTAAAGTTAAACCGCCACCAGCAGCAGGTGCAGCCCATTTGACTTTATATGGAGAGACTGTTGTATCGACAGTTAAAAGTTGTCCAGTAGTTCCAATTGGTAAATTATCGTAAGTAGCATTTCCAGTTCCAACTACAATATCACCAGCTGCTGTAATGGTTGTAGCCATATCATTTGTGATGGTAACTGCACCAGTCGTTCCACCACCAGTTATTCCAGTTCCAGCAGTTACCGCTGTTATATCGCCTTGGTCATTGTTTATCCAAGTGTAATCCAAATCGGTATTAGAAGCTTTGCTTAAAATCTGACCAGTTGTTCCACCCTTAAGATCAACTAATGAAGTATCTACGCCGTTACCCAATGTGCGGATAGCGGCAGCTCCATCTTTAACTAAATCTGTATCGGCTGGGGTTGTCCATCCGAAATTACTTGTCGTTGGCATTTATTCTCCTATGCAACTATTGTAGCGTTAAGCCAGTCCAAAGTAGGGCTGATTGTATTCCAAGTCTCAGTCGCTGGGACTGAGTTCCATCTAAACGCCTGAAGGCTAAAAGCGATAGGCGAGACATTTAGAGTTAAGTTGAGCTGATTAAGGCTGGCAGTCCAAGTCCATCCTTCGACAAATCCTTGAAATTCTCCACCGACCATATTGGCTGGCAAGTTAATGATATTAAGCGGTTGGCCCATAAATACGCCAAGAAGGTTATCTCGGTCTGAATTGTCGATTTCACCGCTGGCTATAGGGAAGGTTATCTGCCTTAACGCAAATTGAGGATATGCGCGAATAAGAAGATAGAAGGCTGCTTGGGCCGTAGCATCTCCAACATTGCGAAGTGTGGTCGATATGGTAGAGGCGAGAAGGCCATATTCAGATATTGATGCCAAATCTTCATCTGTTACTTCTGCCCCTGAAGTTCCATATCCAATAGTTATAGAATTTCTAACATCGCCAGCTCTTTTTACAATTGAAAGTCCGGGGCCAATAGAATGATTTCCGTCTAAATCAACATAGCCATTAGTTGCTAGGTATTGCGATCTATGGGTTGAATCTGCATAACCAATTCGGCCTTGATTATCCTCAAATAAATATCCAAGTCCGCTAGTGGCAAAGCGAGAAGCTAGGTTATAAACGGTATCGTTAAGATTATTTTCAGAGTGAAGCTCATAATCTCCTGGGGTATCTATCTCACCTAGACCGCTATTTTCTGCATCCTGCCATTGAACTAATGGGTCATATCCTGCCCAAGTCTCGGCAGCTGGCACTTCATTCCATTGGTCAAATAAAACTGTGCCAAGCAATTCCTCAATTCTGTCGCCATCAAATTGATGGGCAAAGTTGCCTACATACACCGCCCTAGCAAGTCTTGCTAAAGCTCCTACTGCTGTTATCTGGATTTTTTGGCTCGTTGCTGTTGATCCTGAAGTCTGAACTGTGATGCCTAAGTCAGTAATAAAGCCGCCAAAAAGATTGACATAAGTGCCAGTTGAGTCTTTGACTTCGATTGTGACTGCATCGTTAATCTCATAGGGAACTGATGCCTCGGCTGTCTCAATAAGGCTTAAATTGCAATAACCAGCAATTGGCTGAGAATAAATATCTGTGCGACCAGAGCTTATGGTTAATCCACTAAGAGTCGCGCTAGTAGCTGTTACGCCATCGACCTTAACTCGATAGACAGGATTCCAGAGGGTCATACGCCGAGAGTATCTAAGGAGCCAGTCCTTGCTTGGCTTTCATTAAGGGCATCAATTACTGCTCTGGTAAATCCTTCGCTATCGATAATGGAAGCAGCATTAACATTTATAACGATGCCTTCAGTTGAAGTATCTGAAGTATTTGTTATACCAGCTTTTCTATTTGCAATCCTTTGTCTAATTCTTGCCGTTTCAGCCTTTAATTCTTCTGTTCTAGCAACGGCGTCTAAATATGCTTGACTTGGAACGAAAGGAACATTAGGAAAAAAGGGATTAGTAAAGTTTCCTTCACCGCCAGTATCATCTGTAAAATTATCATCGCCTCCGCCTGTTGTGAGGAAGCTAGAATTGCTAAAAGGATTAATTTTGCCAAGAAATTGGCTTAACGGATTGTTTTTTATAAAATCGACAATTTTCTTATAGGCAGCATATAAGTCTTTAAAGAAATTGACAGCCTTACCTACAATATTTACGACCGCCGTAATGCCAGTTACTATGCCGCTAAAGGCTGATTTGAGAGCTCCTGTCATTATTGGCACAATGTATTTATTTAAGAAATTCCATAAAGCGGTAAATTCTTCTTTATTATCATCAATAGCTTTAGTTAAAGGTTTTAACTTATCCTGAATTGCTTGAACTGCTGGGCCAACCTTAGTATTAAAGGCATCTAGTAATTGAGTTAGGATAGGCAATAACCGAGCGCCTACAGATTCCTTTGCTTCATCAAAGGCAACCTGCATCCTTGCCATCTTGCCACTAAAAGTATCTGCTTGAAGCGAAGCTTGGCCACCAAAGGTTTCGGCTAATGATTTAGTTACATCATCAAAGCTCATCGATTTTAACTCAGCGGCGGAAAGTCCTACCCCGAGACGCTGAAGCGAAGTGTTAGTGCCATCATAAGCTTTAGCCAAAGCTACGCTTACTGTTTCTAAATCCTTACCAGAACCAGCAGCAATATCGAGAGCTAAAGTTTGTAATTTCTGCGCTTTTTCAACATCATTAGTAGCTCTTACTAGCTTTTCGAAAGAAGGTCTTAGTTTGTCATCCGCCACACCAGTAGCCAAAGACATCTTTAGAATTTGATCCTCTACTGCTTTTATTTGTTCTCTGGTCGCGCCAGTAGTATTTTCTAAAGTCTGAGCTAACTTGACTTGAGCCTTCTCATCTTCAATAGCTGCCTTGACGCCATCAATTAGCAACTTGCCAGCGTAAGCAGCTGCGGCTGCGGCTGCAACGGCAAAAGCGGCGGCAGCCTTTTTTCCAAATTCCCCTAGCTTGTCTCCAAAGCCTTGAACTTCTTTTTCACCTTGGCCAAGCTTTTTCTTTAGATCATCAACATCTGCAAGGATGGATAACTTCAGCGTTCTATTACCAGCCATTTGTTATCCCCATTTCTTTACAATTGCAGCAAAAGCTTCTTCCCATTTGCGCACTAATTCAGGCTGAATCTTGCGAAGTGTCGGGTAGATGAAGTAGCCAGAATTGCCGCGTCCGCGATTGGGAGTTCTTCTGGGGAACTGGCGATAGCGGTTACTTCCAAATTCAAGACCCGCCCAGAGCTTCTGTGTTGTTGCGCCACCAGAAAACCTTTGAGATGCAAAACCATATGAGAATTCGCCGATTTTAGATGACTTGCTGATTCTGACACCTTCGGCGACTCTCCGAACACCAGCACCCGAGACTGCTCGTCCCATCGCGGTAACTTTGATTTGATTGGCGGCGTAGGTTGCAAGGGCATTACTTTCAGCTCTGGCTTCTTGAATTGCTTGATCATCCATTGCCTTAAAGGATTTGAGAATACCGCGTAGCTCGCTACGATCATAAGTAATCGGATCACTTGCCACCATTTCTCTCCTTTAGTATTTCCAAGGCTGTCAAGACATCTTCCGCATCATCCCAATATTGTTTGGGAATCCGCGTCTCAATTGCCAGAAGCGTTAGAAGATAGTTTAGGCTTCCAGCGCTGTGGCTTTTGGGTTTTCATTCACCACATCAATATCGGCGACTGTCTCCATCCATACTTCGAAAGATTTAACTGGATTACCAGCCGCTTCGCGTTTCATTGCGTTATATGCCAGAAACATAATGTCCCAGACACCGCCTAATTCGCCAATCGTCTTGCCAGTTGCTTTCTCCCATTTGGCATACTCGGGCGGTTGGGCAATGTAAGTTGCTTCCTCGCCCGAGTTATATTCAATTTTTATTTGTGATTTCATAGCTCCCGATGCTCCGATCTCTTAGCTGAAGGTCTCAGTTGGTGTTCCGATTACTGTCATTGTCCAGGTGTCAGTTAGCGCTCCAGGTGCTGCGCCTCCTGCTGATGGGAAGATTGGCAATACTGTGAAGCTAAATGCCGCGCCAGTTACTGCTGTGAAAGCCACTGTTAATGCGGTGTTAGGTGCAGATTCTGCATCTGCCCACATTGCTTCAAATAGAGAGCTGGTAGCTCCCCAATCTTGAAGCAATTCAATTGTAAAAGTCCATTGCTTATCGACGGACTTATAAGCGCGACCATCAAGAGTCTGATATGTCTCGATAATTGTTTCGCAGCTTAATACCGCGCTTGTTGCTTGGGCGTCGTAGCTAGCGCTATCGAGTGTGAAGGTCACATCGCGCCCAGTTATTACTGTTGTTGGCATTTGGGTCTCCTATGCGGTTTGCTCGTAGCGGACGCTCAAGCGTATATCTGAAACTAACAGGGTAGTAGTTCCTACTTCGGTTACCGAAGGTCTTTCGACTATTGATAACTCATACTTGGAAGCATTCAACGCTCCAAGAATACTAATGACCATTTGCTCTAGGTTATCTAAAGCAGCGGCGTTGCTGAAATATGCAACGCAAGCGGTGATGGTGTAATTCAATTTAACTCTAGTTGTGCTTTTACCTAAGACTTCAAGCTCCATATAGGGCGAGTCTGGAATGACAATTATTGCAGGGACAATTGGTGCTTCAGGAACTGAGTCGTAAATATTTGCAGATACTCCTGCTAGGGCAGTTTTAATAGCTCCTCTGACATCTGTAGCAATTGTGCTGGCTGGCATTAGCCCACCATAGTTTCAACATCAAGATAAGGGCCTAGAAGGCCAGTTACTTTGGCAAGTAAATTCTTAGATAGGCGGTAAGGGGTAACTGCGAAATCTACGCCTTCTATTGATCCACCAGCGGCGGTTCTGGATTGAAAGATTTCAACGGAGATAGCCAGAATAGCAGCTTCAGCATTGGGGTTTCCGACATAGGTCGATAATCCAGATAGCGCAGCGTTTCCTGCT